TATGAGCAAAGAGCAAAAAGCATCAATGGCGCGGAAAAAGACCAGCTCTGCTAGGAAATCTTGGCCCGTAAGCCCTTCGGGCAAGCAAAAGGAAGATTAAGATGACCGTTACAGCTTGGTCAATTACACAGAACGGTCGTTTTGAGCCGTTTGAGCTTCAGGTTTCGCGCGGTCAAATCACTTGGCATGAGACGCTGTTCCAGTTTGGTATTAACAATGCCGTTGGAACGTCCTTTGAGACAATTTGGACGCCAAGTTCCGTCTACTCGTATTTGTCAGCCGCGACGGTCATTAAGATTTCAAGCGGTAGCGCGGATGACGCGGCAGCGGGAACAGGCGCAAGGACCATTCAGATCAGCGGTCTTGACGGCAGCTACAATGAAATAAGCGAAGTCGTGACCCTGAACGGTCAGACGGCGGTTAACACGGTCAACAGCTATCTTCGGCTGACTAGCCTCATAGTTTTGACGGCTGGTAGCGGTGGTGTAAATGCTGGCATCGTCTACGCGGGGACGGGCACCGTTACTTCCGGTGTCCCGGCGAATGTTTTTGCTCAAATTGAGATTGGGTATAACAAGTCGCAAATGGCTCTCTGGACCGTTCCGGCGGGCTACACTGCTTATATAACTAGCTACGCATTCACGTCCAATAGCTCAACGGCAAACAACCAAATCACTGGCGCGGTTGTTATCCGTCCGTTTGGAGGTGTGTTCAGTTTTGAAGCAACGGCCAAAGTAAACGGCGGGGGTACGTATGACCGTCACTTTGACACATATCTGGTGGCTGAAGAAAAATCTGACATTCAAATGCAGGCGTTAGCGTCTGCTGCGGCTCAGGTGACGGGCGAAATGCACGTTATCTACATCAAGAACGATGCGAGTACGGCCTGATGAAAGCCTCTAGCATCAAGCGCACTGGCGGCACGTTGAGCTATCGGGGAGTTTCTTTCCCCGGTTTCAACAAGCCGCGCGCTTCGACCAATCCAAAAAAGAAAAAGATGGTCCTCGCCAAGAAAGGCGATGAGGTGAAAGTTGTCCACTTCGGTGACGCCTCGATGGGCCACAACTATTCCGCTGAGGCTCGCAAGAGCTACCTCGCTCGTTCTGCTGGGATCAAAGGCAAGGACGATAAGTTTTCTGCTAACTACTGGGCTCGAAAGGTTCTCTGGGCCGGACCCGGTGGTTCTAAGAAATCTCCACCCGGAGGGAGCCGATTCAAATGACCGTGGGCCTTGATTTTATTTGGAACGTCCTCCTGACGCTTGTTGTTGGCCCCATCGTGTGGGCTCTTGCTTACATCAACAAGCGCGTCGATCACACCGACGACGTGACAAACCAAATCTGGAAGACCATTGCCGAAACGCGGGAGAACATCGCCACGTCTTATGTGACAAAGGCTGATCTCCACAACGACCTCAACCGAATCATGCAGCGATTTGATCGGTTGGAAGAAAAGATTGATCGCATCTCAGGAGCAAGACAATGATGGGACCCAAGAATATGAAACAGGAAACAATGGCGAAGCGCATCCGCAATCGTGCAATGGACCAGAAGATGGCTGCTCCCAAAAAGTCAACGGGCATGGCTATGCCTCCTGATATGGGCATGTCCCCCGCTCCCCAGATGATGCCTCCCGCAGGCATGAAGAAGGGCGGCATGGCCAAGAAGGACTACGTCCGAAGCAGTTCTATGACCAAAGAAATAAATATCAAGGGTACGGGAAAGACAAAAGCTGCGGCTGAGGCAAATTATGCCAAGAAGATGAAAGCGTCTGGCCTGAAGCCCATCAAGTATGGCAAGGGCGTCACGGCTAAGAAGGGCGGCATGATGCTGATCATCGGCCTCGGAAAGAAGAAGGGCAAATAAGATGGCAAAGCCCAGCGAGAAATACTCTCCTGTTCCGGATTTTCTCCGCGACAAGTTCCGCAAGTACAAGGAGCAGGAGCGAGAGATGGAAATGGAACGTGAGCGTAAGAATCGTGAAAACGCAGCGCCCACCAGCAACGTTTCCGAATCTGATCGCCGGGCCTTGAACGAGTTGATTGATCAGTCTGCTTCGGCTGACGATCAAGAAATGTATCGTGGCAAAGGCTATCGCAAAGGTGGCATGGTCAAGAAGCCGAAGTCCACCTCTCGACGCGGCGACGGCATCTGCACCCGTGGATACACCAAAGGAAAGATGTACTGACATGGCCAAGAAACCAAAGAAGTCTTTACAGGAAACCGTGGCCGAAATGCAAGCCCGCCGTGACATGTCTTCCCCTGAGGCGTTTATAGAACGTCTTTCCGCGGACGAGCGTCTCGAAAAAGAAGGTCGGAAATATAAAGAGGAAGAATCCGCCCGTCGTTCCTATGGCGATCTTTCTGGCGTTACGTTTGAAAACACAGACTTTTCCCCAGCCCCATCTGGGACCGAAGCAGCCATGTCCGGTTCATTCGCTGATTCTACTGCGGCTAGATATCGCAAAGGCGGCATGGTCAAGTCAAAGTCTGGACGTGGCGATGGTTGCGTGACACGCGGCTTTACCAAGGGAAAGATCTACTGACATGGCCAGCACAACACCAACACCAACAGGACTTATGAACATGGGTATGTTTGAAGGCACAAAGAAGGACAAGGCTCAGGACAAGAAGCTCGCTAAGAAGCGTGGCTTATCCCTAAAGTCTTGGGAAAAATCGAAGGCTGATGAGAAGCACGACAAGCAACAGTCCATGAAGGGTCTCAAGGGCGGTGGTCTTGCCACTAAAGGCAAAGGCGTTGCGTTCAAGAGCGGTGGTCTTACTACCCGTGGTATGGGTAGAGCCTACAAAAAAGGCGGGAAGGTCTGCTGATGGCCAAGGTCGTCAAAAGCAAAGTCAACTCTGCCGGGAATTACACAAAACCCAGCATGCGCAAAGCTTTGTTTGAGAAGATCAAGGCCTCCGCCGTGCAGGGTACTGCCGCTGGCCAATGGTCTGCCCGCAAGGCGCAGCTATTAGCCAAGCAGTACAAGGCCAAGGGCGGAGGATATAAGGGCAAATGAAGGCGTCTCAGAAATCCCTCAAAGCTTGGACCGCGCAGAAGTGGCGCACCAAGTCTGGTAAGCCGTCCAGCCAGACGGGCGAGAGGTATTTGCCTGAGGCAGCCATCAAGTCCTTGTCACCAAAAGAATATTCCGCAACTACCCAAGCAAAGCGCGCGGGGAAGGCGGCGGGTAAGCAGTTCGTCAAACAACCGAAGGGCGTCGCCAAGAAAGTGAAGCCATTCCGAAAGAAAGGTTTCTAAAATGAAGAAGCCAACCAAAGCCCAGAAGAAGGTCGGTAAGGTCATGCATGAGTTCAAAACAGGGACTCTGCATTCCGGCAAGAAGGGACCTGTGGTAAAGAATCGGAAGCAGGCTATCGCTATTGCGTTGTCCGAGGCGGGGGTCGCCAAGAAAAGAGGTAAGTAATGGCTATCTCCGGTACGAAGACTTTTGAGCTTGACGTCGCCGACTACATCGAAGAGGCGTTTGAGCGGTGCGGTATTGAAGTCCGCACGGGTTACGACCAGCGCACGGCGCGTCGTAGTCTTAACCTTCTTCTTGCCGAGTGGGCTAACCGCGGTCTGAACCAGTGGACCATTGATCGCGAGACGATAACTGTTTCTCCAACAGGCGGCGTCGGCGGGGCTGGAGCAAGCTACACTTTGTTGGCTTCCACTATTGATATTCTTTCGGCTGTTGTTCGTAGCGCGGATGGTGTCGGAACAGCCACTCAATCAGACCTTACGGTTGACCGTGTCAGCCGCGAGTATTACCTGAACATTCCCAACAAGTTGACACAAGGACGGCCTGTCCAATATTTTGTTGATAGGCAGATTACCCCGGTTCTCTACATATGGCCAAAGCCTGACAGGACTTACTACTTGGTTGTAGATAAGCTTGTGCGGATGGACGATGCCGGAGCAGGGGTTAATACCCTTCAGGTCCCATTCCGTTTTTATCCGTGTCTTGCTGCTGGTCTCGCTTACTATATTGCCATGAAGAAGGCCCCCGAGCGGGTTCAACTCCTTAAGGCTGTATATGAAGAAGAGTTTGAGCGCGCAGCGGGTGAGGATCGTGACAGAGCATCTTTGTCACTAACCCCTGTTCAAAACTTCTATCGGGTGGTCTAAATG